TTTCTTGCGCATTTGGCCGTAGGTGGCCATTTCGAGCGCACCGAGACCAACGCCCATGGCAGCACCGGTAAGTAAGGCGGTGCGAATCGCTTTCCTACGCGATCGTGCCTTTTGCGATTTTGGTTGCGTGGGCTGCACCTTCTGCGCCGGGCCTTTGGTGCACTTCTCGCCCTCGGAAATCGAGCCTTTACCGCACTTCAAGTCGGCGCGGGTTTCCGCGGTGTCGAGCCGCGCTCGGATGTAGGTGGTGCTGCGGTCCTGGATGCCGAGGTCACAGGCGGCTAGGTACTCCAGGGGGGTGAGGGAGTCGCTGCGCTTGCGCATCGAGCCGCAGTTGCCGTCGCACTTGCCACCCTTCTTGCCGCTGCAGCCGCACTCGGCGTCCATGGGCTTCTTCATGCCGTAGCCGTCGGCGGCCGGCTTGGTGTTATTGGCGCCCTTGGCACTGCGCTTGCGGGAATGCCCCGGATCCATGGCCATGTCCATCTCCTCCTCTTCCTCAGGCTCCATGCTGCGGGAGCGAGCGGCCATGGCTTTGCCCTCGCGGATGCCTTTCTCGTAGGCCTCGGATTTGGGGCGGCGGGCGGTGGCAGGCATGGTATGAGCCCTGGACTGTGCTTCACACAGCGTAGCCGTGGTGTGCTATCAGGAATCGATAGGTTGAGGAGCAATCTGCTCGAAGACTCCGGCCTTGTTGAGGTCGGCGGGGCCGATTGTCCGTACTCGGGAAACTTCTTCGCGATGGCGTTGAGGGAGAGAAGCGTACTCGGGGTCCATTACTGCTACATCGGAATCCCAGGGGGCGAGGTAACAGCGGCAACGCGGGTGTGCAGGAGCGTTTGTGCCGGCACGTTTATAGATGCGACCGGCGCGCGCGTTACAGATAGGGCAGGTGCGATCGTCTGCAGTTGCATACCAGAGCACTAAGTCAATGCCGTTGGCTGCGTAATACTGATTGCTTGCGGTGTTGTATGCACGAAGCGACTCCGTGCGTGCAATCACGTCGGCGCGTGACTTAACAACACCCAAGCGCAGACGCAGATCACCGGTGATGGCGTCGGTGGGGCGGCCTTCGGCGATGCCTTGGGCAACGAGCTCGGTGGCAGTGGTGGCGAAGGCTTCGCCGTGGCGGCGTAGGTAACCGCGGGCCTGAGCTGCGGCAGCGACGGTGGCTTCTATCGGGATGGAGACGTCGATGCGGCGGCGCTCGGGGGCGATATCGCGCAGAAGTTCTCGGGCGACAGTGGTGCCGCTGCGCTCAGAGCTGCGGAGCAGGCTGCGAAGGACGCGGTCGTAGGCGTCAGTGCGGTCGGGGCGAAAGGCGGGGATGAGCTGGCGGAACTCCTGGAGGAGGGCGACGTTGCGGTCAGCTGCTGGGGTAGCGCTGCGCAGCTGGATGCGGGTGCGGCGGAGGAGGCGGTTGAAGCTGCTGTCGAGGATGCGGTTGAGCTGGGCGATGGTGACGTCCTCGGAGCGACGCAGGGCATTGTTGTAGCGCTCAAGGAGTTGCATTAGGCGTTGCGCACCCTTTCGTAAAAACTCATTATATCTTCTTGTTTTACTGAGTTTCCGCTAGATATTATGTCTTGAATAACCGTAAATTCACGTTTGAGTTTCTTTCCGTAGTCTGGGTCTAGCTGTTGCGTCATACGCACTAAGTTTGCCAGATCTCCCACACCTTTATTTTCTACGTTACTCGCAAATCCCCAGTCAATAAGGGCTAGCTTACCATCTTTAATCATGGCATTATTAAAGTTTAAGTCACCGTGGCTAAAACCCGCTTTATGCGTTAGTTCAAGCTGCTCTGTAAATGCTCTTGCGTATCCACGTCGCATGCTGCGATTGTCACTCTTTAGAGCAGCAGCTAAGGGAGAGTGATCTTTAAGAAACTCCATGTGCACGACGCTTTTACGTTTATCAAAATGATAAATTTCTGGTGTGTTCACCCCTTTACTACGCAAAGTAACTTGAGTTGCTACTTCATCGGCAGTGTTCAGCGCGGCTTTTCTGTGTTTGGGTATTTTAATTAAAGACTTCTCATCCTTAGAAATCCATACTTGACCGTTGTTACCTTGTGCAAATAGCTTGGCGCCCTCGGGTGGATTAGCCGGGTTGTAAGCGGTCGCCTGTCGCCATATTTTGGTAGCAGCCGGTGTCCACGCGGGGGCGGTTAGCACCAGGGCAGCGGCGGCAGCGAGGGCTAAGCGACGAGTGCGCTTGCCCTCTTCAGGCTTTTTTGCGATGTCTGCACTTCCTGCAGTCTTAGTGCAATTGTGTGCTTTGGGTATGTGTGATGCACCGCAGGGTTTACCTGTAGCGGCGTCGGCGCGGTCACCGCGGATTAGTTTAGCTACGTAATCGGCTTGCTCCGGTGGGATTTTAGTTAACTTACCTAGGTTTTTAAGTGCCCACATGTTACCACCACGTACACCGGGAAGTTCTGTGAATCCGAACTTTTCGTAAATCGTAGTGCGCTTAGCGCCTAACCCATCATCCTTATATGGATTGTTGAACAGAACTGCGTTTTCTGGCATTTCGTCTAGCTGCGCTTTGAACATAGATTTAACTTGTTTAGCCACAGCCAATCCTTGCGCTCTACTCAGGCCTTGTTTTTGGTCAAAACTAAGATCAGTCTGAAACGCAATACCAAACTTATCAAACGCTCCTGCTTTTCCGCTAGGGGTAGATACAAAAGTAACTAAGGTATCGTCTACAGCTCCAATACTCATTACATGTCCTGTCTTAGGATCTTTGAACGTGCTGTAATTGTTAGCTGTATCTACTTTAGTTAGCTTTAGTCCTTGAGCATCAGCGGCTACCACAGCTAAACCTACTTTGGCTTTACCTAGTAGTTTGTTTGCGGGTGCTTGAAACTTTTCAGGCAGTTTACTGATCGTGTCCTTTACTTTATTAGAGGACATTTTTTGGATTCCAGTATTGATATACTTAGCGGTACTTCTGTACAGCGGTATATTTTGTCTGTTTCTAAATGCTGCTCCTCCAGCCAAGGCGGTCGCACCGAGCAAAGCAGCACCACCAGCAGCGGCTAAAGCGAGCTTCTTACCCCGGCCACTGGACTTGGTGGGTGCGTTCTCGGGGGTAGCCTTGCTCCCGCCTGTGCCGATGCGGCACTCGTGCGCCTTCGGGATGTGACTCGCTCCGCAGGGCTTACCCTCGCCGCGGAGGTCAGCACGCACAGCCAGGTAGGTGGCGGTGCGCATCCGGCCGGGGGGTAGGGCGTCACCACGTTGGCGGCGGGCGAGCTCGGCCTTGGCTGCGTTGATCGAGGCCAGCATGCTCATCTCCTCACCACGCGCTTGTGCAGCAGCACGTAGCTGGCGAGCGAGATCGGAGAGTTGGGCTTGCGCGCTACGGCCGGTACGACGTGGCGTAGCCGCAGAACCGCGCGTGGGGACCACCCCAGAGAAGCCGTACTCGGTACTGAGCGCGCGGAAGGCTTCGGAGGGTCCCATCGGCCGTCCTGCTAGTTCGGAGGCAGCTCCGACTGCCAGGCGATCAGTAATGGTGAACATATCGCGTGCTCCCGGGCGCACGTTGCGCGCATAGTGCTGACGCAGTACAAGCTCAGCATGATTAGTGCCCCTAATGCGAGTTTTAGAAATAAATGCAGCCCTAGCTTGGGTCGCATCTAATAGAGTCTGACCTGCACCAGTCTCACGCATAGCAGTGCTGAGATATGCCTGCTCCGTAGCACGTTTAATAGTATCGGCTTTTTCTAAATAGAAGTTATTGAACCCCTTGAACGTTGTACTGTATATTTCGTCTGTTAAGGTAGAGGGCTGTAATCGTAGTGTATCTTCTATGTGCTTAGTTAGAGCAGCTCGCTCTCGGGAATTAGCTTTTCCTGCTGGTAGGGTGGACGCTACTAAGCCTTTAATAAACGCCCTACGATCACTCTTATCGATGACGCGCCCGCCAGCAGAGGTATTGGTGACTTTGAAGCCTTGCACTTGAGCTAAATTTACTAAGTCTTCTTTGTACGCACGAAGGTTAAGCTCTACTGCGTCTTTTATAGACTTAGTCGTTAGAGTATCATCTCCGCTGAGATTAAATTGACGCGCTATAAACTCCTCTGTGGCTGGACGTGCAAAAATACTGGCACGATCCTCTCCTTTAGCTAACCCCGCGCCGCTTTCTATTCTTGTTGTAGTCCAGAAAGCCTCAGTATGAGCTCTATTCCATGCGTCAAAACCAGCACTACGTAGCTCGGGGT